AACACGGCCTGGAGAAGGATAACCCTCCTCACCAGGGCTAAACCCCTCAGCCTTCTTGTCCACTTCGTGCCGAGCAAACCAAGCACTCATTTCGACAATAGTGTCGTCGCTTAGTTCGTTTCCGCTAAGGATTTGAGTGGCGCGACGAGCAGCTACTTCAGTGCCGCCATCACGGCCATCATCTTTCCACTCTTTATAGCGTTGCGCTTCTTCGCGCATACCTTCAGTTGGCATTGCAGGCATCACTCAACCTCCTCTGGGAGTTCATCGATAATGTCACGATCAAGTTCAACACTAAGCTCCGAGGCTGCTTGCTGTTCCCTGGAAAACTCAGTGAGGTTGTCAAAGAAGTCTCCGCCAAGCTTCGCGACAATCTGCGCCTTGGTCATGTAACCAGCTTGTTCCATCTGGCGATAAGCCTTCGCCTCCTTAAGTGGATCAACCCAATCCCATCCGCGTGCCATCCATCTGGGGGTGTCATAACGCTCAGGACGGGTGTCGTAATCATCAAAAGGCAGCTCACCGGCCAGTACAGCAAGGTCAAGCCATTCGCGGAACACACGGTTATGGAAATTTTCAATCAAATAAGACTGAATGACCTTCCAATGCTCGCGATCTTCAAGCAAACTCAGCCTGCTGCTGCTGTAGTTCGTCTCGCTGAAATCACGCGATAACGTCTCATAGCTGCAGCCAAAACCTGATGCAAAACGCCGAACCTTGTTCTTCACGAACATCTCGTACTGCTGATCAGGTGAACTGATGTTCGGAACGCTTACGTTCTGACCAGGCTCCAGATACTTCCACATCCCAGGCTCAAATTCACTAATCCTGCGATCAGCTTCAACGTCATCACCTTCAAGCTCACCTTCTGGGCTCGTAACGAATCCCATCACGGAAGCTCCCGCACGAGCGCGGATCACAGCGGCCTCTTCATAGCCCTGCAACTGATGAGCATCAGCCATCACTGAATGGAACCACGGCACACCGCGATGTTGTTGCGGACGCTCTGGAAGAAACAGATGAATTACATCCGCTGCAGGCAGGAAGACATGCTTATCGCCTTTTTGAGGTGCATTTTGGAACCAATAGTCACCAGGATGACGAGTCAAGAACGCATAACGAACAGGGCGACCCCATTCATTGATCTCAACGCCCATCCTCCATTCATTGAGCTTCGCGAGCGTTGGACCTTGATACTCCTCGTCGAGCACATCTGACTCGATCATCTCAAGTGCCAATGGCACCCGACTGCCGCCAAACGGACGCCGAATAATACGAAACAACGCTTCACCTGACTCAGGCAACGCGCCCGTCGCCAGCCATTCCATCATGTGAAAGCTATGCCGACCGGAAACATCGCAATACTGCGCACGAGTCCATAAGTGCCATTTCTCTTCAATGAGGCGATTAATCGCTTCACTAGGCTTCCGCCCACGAACCTGCTGAACCTGAGACTGAAGCTTGATACCACTGCCGACGACGTTGACCTGAGTAGTCCGCTTCGCCTGCTTTGCATACGGATTATTCCGTACCATCTCACGCGAACGGTCGCGCAACTTGCTCAGGCTGTTGCGAATTTCAGCATCAGCACTGGATCTGGTGCTCATCCAGTCGCTAGTGAGTCGCGAAATAATGGCACCCGCGTAATTGCGGCGACGACGAGGCTGCTGACGCGGGACTCGTTGCAATCCGAGTGTTCTTAGAAATCGTGTACGAAGTCCCATCAGCTTCCGTTAAATCGAACGTAGAGATTATGCGGATCACCAAGGCCAGAGGCGATTAATTTGGCTTTATTCTCCTTCGCCACAATAGACTTCAACCTTGACTCAAGTTCGAGTAGTTCAGAAAGATCGTACCTTTTTAAGTTACGAGTTCCAATCTTGTACTCAGAAACAGCACCGCCAGAGACGATCGATCTAACAGCCGCTTTTACTGCGTCTAAGTCCTGTTGAGCTTGAGTCCTGCCATCAAAAGCTCCAGGTGTTCCTGTGTAAGCCAAAGAAGGCTGGATTTCAATCTGTCCTCGGCTGTATTCCTGAACAGTGCTTTCGCCAGTCTTCGTTAAGACGGCCTGGAAAAACCAGTTAGGGCTCGGATCCGCAGCAGCAGTTGCAGCAGCAGTCAACGTAGTCTTCCAGCCGCTGTTGTAAGCAACCGATGTTGCCGTTAAGCCCTGCGAATTGGTGTTAAGGCGAAAGTAATAGACCAGAGAGTGAGTCGAGCTAGTGACAGCATCACCAAACACGTCAACAGTCTCGGCATCAACCCATACCGCATCCACGCCGCTTGTTATGGATGGGAGGATCGCCATCTACAAAACGTCACTTGATATTGATCATTCTAACTCTTACCACTGATTAACGAAACTTTTCTGGGTTCGCTTGGCCGAAACTGCACGCTTGGACTCTTTTCGCTCCACAGGAGTTTTTTCCATCTGATCCCATAGCGTTCTGCGATCTTTAATCTGATACACGCGATTTAATGCTGCGTAAGCGTAAACAAGCTCGTCTAACGCCTCGTTTCTCGCACTGCTTTTCTTTACCCATATCCTTTCAGGGAATCCGTTCCTAAAGCGAAGGATCTGCTTTTCTGCAGTTAATTCCTCGAAATAATCTTTATCAACCGTTGGGTAAAAATGCAAATACCCTGCGCCGACATCGTTGTGCTTCAATCTCCCAAACAACAATGACTTGATGGTGTCCGATCCGACCGGGAATACCTGAGCTCCTTTCTTGAGGGTCTTACCGCTGGCATTCAGGTCAACCTTGCTTGCCTTACCAATAGGCGGCTTGTTCTTGGTTGACATGCCCTTGATCGCAACAACTCCCAGACTCTGACGCTCTCTTGCGTACTGGTACACCTCACTGGTGTGGTGGCCGCCGCTATCGATGGCTACCACCATTGGCTTCAACTCACGACCATCTTCGGACTCATACGGAGTTTGCACAATCTCATCCAACTGCTTCCACACTTCTTTCCGTGACGGATCGCCGTAAATTTTCACCCTGTCAATCAGCCAACCCTGCTCCTCACGGCCCCACCCCCAAACACTGAGCGAAAGTCGATCATCCTGAGTGTCACAGCCAACAGTGAGCAACAATGCCTCCGAAGGAACCACGCCCTGCTTGTACTTCTCATCAGCCGAACGTTCGCTGAGAGCATCTGCACCAACCTTCGACGCATATTCGTCCTCCCACGTCTCACCCAAAACAGTGTTGACAAACGTTTTTAGCTGCTCTGCGTCGTTTTTTGCATCAAGAAACTCCTCAACCAGCGTTGACCAGCTCGCATTGGGGCTATAGCTATACGCCGCCCAAATATGGAACGAAACGTGCTTACCATTACCAGGCGCGGTGGGCCGCCACTCACCGCGTTCAACCATCCAACGCTTCTTCGCTGCTGGGATCCATACGCCACAGCTTTCGCAACAGTAACTAGCTGTATCGGGATCGTTGTCGTGCCATTTCATATTTGACCACTTCAGATACTGCATGTGACCGCAGTCGGGGCATGGCACGAAATAGCGCCTCTGATCACCCTGCAGAAACATTCGCTCAACACGGCTGAAGTCTTTAACCGTTGGCGTTGACCCCGCCACGATCTTCCTGTTCCAGTAATACTCAGTACGCCTAATGCCCAGCTTGATCTGGTCGCCCTCGGTGCCAGCCGAGGGCGGATAACCATCAACCTCATCAAACAGCACCACTCGCCTGCTCACACGCCTGAATCCACGCGGACTGTTGGCACCTACCAAACTCAGGCTCCCGCCAGGGAACTGCTTCTGCAGGATCGTGTTGGCTCCGTCCTTTGACTTCGCCTCGCTCACCACACCCTTAAGGCAGGGCGTATCACGCAACATCGGCGCAATCTCTTCCTTGGAATATCCCTGTGCATCTTCAATCGTGGGCTGCACGATCATGATCGGGCACGGATCCTGATGAATATGAAAGGCCGCGACGTGATTAAGGATTTTGCTGTACCCGACACGGGCACTTTTCATCACACTGATCTGCTCGATCTTCGGATTCGTGATGGAATCCATTATCCCCTTCTGATAGGGCAGCGTGTGCCATCTTCCGCCTTCTGCGCTTGATTCTGCGCTTAAATACGCATAAGAGTCCGCCCACTCGCTTAAAGTCATCTTTTTTGGCGGTTTAAACGCTAAAGCGGCTGACTTTCTTAGTTTTTGTACGTTATTCGCTGTCAACAGCTAGATCTTCTAGGGCTTCGCGCACAATATCATCCAAAACACCAATAGCGTCTGTATCTAAGTCTGGTATTCGCTGTTTTGCCTTGGTTGGTATCCCTAATAGCTTTGTTCTTGCGCGAGTGATAATTTCCGACCACTCCAATGCGATGTCTTCCGCTTTGACTAATAGCCCCTCTTTTTGTTGTCGATCAAGTTCGAGCAGTTCTGCTTTTAAGTGCTCTGTTCGGGCGCGAGATTCGTCGTAGTCAGGGATTGACTCCTGGGTCTTGCTGATCCTCGGCTGCTCTGCTCCAGAAGACATTCTCTCCTCGCGGCTGCGTAAAGGCTTCTTTTCTTTACCCTGCCCAGCGGCCTTTGGGCCGATACCAATTCTGGTCTGAGTGTTCCTCGCCCACTCTTCTCGCATTGTTTCGCTATCCACAACAGGCTTGCCAGATGAGTCTTTCTTGACCGATAATCTTCCGCTTTTTACTGCTGCGTATACGGCTTCAGGCGATACGCCCAATGCGCGTGCCGCTTCGGATCTGCTTATTAACGCCATGATGTGAATACGTTAAAGAAAATATAGCGCACACTAAAAAGAGATGCTAAGATGGCCGGTTTCGTTTTTTCGATCCTTGGGCGAAGTGTGTTTTAGATTAATCGAAACAACTTTCGGGGGCGGTGCCTAC